CGTAATTGCTCCCCCGAGGGGGGCGTTTCGTTGCCGGTGGCCGCCTAGTCCAAGGCGGTGCCACCAACTACTCCGTATCTGCAAGATCTTGCATACCGGAGCGAAAGCTCTCGAACGCCTCTGCGCCGTTTGAGAACTTGTTATAGAAGTCCGCCTCGTGGAGGCGAGACCCTATATGCCGTGTGAGTACATTCACCAAATGTAACACAGGCTTTGTGAGTGGGTCGCCCATGAGGACGCCCACCCGCATAAGCACACTCCGTATATCCTCACCCATATCGGGGCGGGGTGTGCCGAATCTTCTTAGTACGCCTGTTGCGTGGAAGAAGACTTCACGGGGCTGATAGCATGTTGACATGACTATCCCCTGCAGTAGAGGCGGGATACCACATTTGATCATCCACGCCCTGCCCAGATCCGCCCCGACCGCGTGGTCGAGGTAATCTGTTGCCATCTTGTAGTCCGTTGAGGACATAAAGAGGGCTTTGAAGGTGTCCGTCCTTTCGACGTACCCTTCATACGGGTTTTCTTCTCGGGATTCGAGTGAGAAAACCATGTCCCGTACTTCGTCTGACATCAGACGACAGAACAGGTTCCATCCGTGGTTGGCTTTGCCCATTCCGGATGTACTGCTTCGTATCCCCTTTTCCAGGGGCGACGAAACGAGCTTGTTTACAAGATCGAGGACGATCTTGAGACAAGCACGGGCCTTGGTAACAGTCCTTGCTTTACCAGGCTCCTTCACCATCGTGAGAAAAGCATACTTGAGTATGCCCGGTGGTGTTCGGAGAACGTGATCTAGCGCAAGCCAAAAGACCACTTCCCCGACGGAATCGAAACTCTCTACCGTCCGGTAGATCTCGATCCTGCCGGTGTGCAGGTCCCGAACCGGGACACACTCACCGATCGGTAGAGACGCCAGGATTTCCCTAGCGGCCTCTATCGTCCCCCCCTCTCTTCTGGTCTTTTCCCAGGAAGAGGAGGTACTCACGGTGATTCTCGACTTTGTCGAGAGCCCCGTGAAGGCGCTATCATCGAGGTTCGATAGAACCTCGGATAGCGCACCGAGTCGAAGTGATCGGACAGTGTCCGACTCGACCCGGGGCTCCAGCCCGATAGTTTGTAGAAATTTAACTTTCGACTGGAGCACAACCGATGGGGGCGGGGTGCCGCACCCCCTCGTTTGAGAAAGGAGACCGATGATGTATTCTCTTCTGGTCCCCTTTTCGGTAGCCGCTCGGGTCCATACCCGGACGAACTGCCGGCACCAGTGACTTGGGGTTTCCCCCATGGTCGCTAGTGCATGTTCAAGGTTATCCCTGTGGGAGTTTTCCTTGAACCACTTCCGTGCCGCTTTTAGCTGAGCATAGGAAGTATGGATGGAGAGCCCCTCGTCAGTGAGGACCCCATCCAGGAACTCATCCCCGATTAGGAAGGATATGTTCCCAAGTGTGAACAAGTCGAATCTCGACCAAGTCCACACCTCTTCGGGATAGCAGAGGTATCTCTGTAAGAATATCCCGTCGACGGTCTTCAGCATTTCAATGAAACGCGAAGCCCGTGCCTTCTTCGAGGCCGTTCGGTCTTCGAAGATTGCTTGCAATTGGACCTCTGAACAACAGGGGTCAGTTGCTCCGTTGAGAAATCGGTTAATCCGATGCCTCAGCGTACGAGCCCAGGACAGATAGTGCCCTGGCTCGTTGCACATTCGCTGTAGGGCTTTCCCCCAGTGAGTGTGTTCATACACGACGTGAAGTTTCACTTCGTGGCTGTTGATCGCAGCGAATCTAACTTTAGATTTCTGTGATCCTTCCCATGCGGGTCCTAGGACCTTGGATGGGAGCGGGTCCTGGAGACGTACACCGTCTCCGGACCAAACGGTAATATCTGGGTTTAGGCCCAGTTGATCACCGAGACGATAACCGGCGTGGATTTTCCACGGGTCGTCGTACTTCATGCGGTAACGGGAGTCTTTCCGGAACCGCACGACTTCCCTGAAGTGCCCACCCAGGACACGACCGGGTTCCTCTACTTCAGAACCTGACGTTTCTGACTCAGAGTCTAACATGATTCCACCGCTTTGGTGCATCATGTCTGCGGCCTCTGCGCTCTCCAAAAGGATTTCCGCGAGGCTTCCGCTCGGACTAACTAGACCTTCTAGCGTCCGACGTACAGTGAGGTCCCTCTCTACAGAGGACTCTCGCTGGAACTCCCTGAGAGTGAATCCACATCTCAGGAGGAGATCCCTGTTCTTTGTCACAGACATCGAACCGGGGTGTCTCAACAGAAGACAGGATGGTACCTGCTTCGTTGAGAGATACCTTGTCCCCCTAACATAGGGTTCCAAGGGTTTTGGTACCGCTGGTCTCGGAAGAGAGGCGTTGTACCACAGGGGAAGCTCAGACATCTCTCTGAACAACCCCGTATGTGTTGATGGTCCATTAGGGAGGACCAGACCACATTTCTTAACATTGCC